TAAATTTCTACCGTTACCAATAACTCCTCCTGCGGATGCACTAGCAACATTTGTAATTGAATGACCGTTTCCGCTACTGTCATCAAATGCTGCTCCACTAGTAAAACTATAATAAGCGTTGAAGTCTGATAATGATAAAAGCGTTGATGTTGAAGTTGTAAATTCAACTATATTGCTATCATCTGACCTATTATAATACTCGTCAACAGTTACTAATTTTACTCTATAAGTTGTGTTTTGTTGAAATATTACAAATGTTTCTCCACTGTCTTCAGCCCAATCAAAGAATTTAAAAGAACCATCACCATGATCTATCCATAGTTCATATTTTAAAATTGTGTTCGCAGAAGAAGGTGTGGAAAAACTAAGTTTTGCTGCTGACGCTGAAACATCTGAAGCAGACAAATCCGTTATAGCACTCGGTTTCGTTAAATTTGCAACATAGGTCACTGAGTTTGTTGAGGCTAAATCACCATCAGGAGAACCGCTATTAATGGTTTCTTGTGAAGGGTCTATAAAAACATCCATGTTAGCCTTGTTTGCTCTTGCAACATTGTTATTCCCAGAATTTCCTCCTAAATCTGTGCAAATAGGAAAATAAAATAATTTAATAGAATTATTTGGTGAGTTTGATAAATTTGCATCAAACGAGTTTGCTCCAATACTTGTGACTGCTGGGAAATAAAGTATAGGTATATTAACATCAACATTATAAAAAGTCTGAAAATTTATTTGAGTGCATTTACCTTCAAAATCCCAATACTCTGATACGCTTCCAACCCCTGTTGTACCAAAAGCACTTGCTGAAATGGTATAATTGACATTAATATAACACCAAACATTATTGTGCATATCAATTAAAAAAGCAGTGACGTCACCAGCACTTAGTCCAAGTGTTGATTCTAAAGCCGCTGCTGTTGTTATATCAGAACCAACACCAGCAATAAGAGTGTTATAAGACGTTGGAGCTGGTGCTGAAGATGGTATAAAAATAAACTGTTGCATTAACTAAGTGTTTTTGTAAATTTTATAGTAAAACTCATATTTTCACAGCTTGCATTACTGCTTACTGTTAGTACAATATCATCGCCAGCAATAAAAGCGTTTGCACTTGCGTGTGCTTGGCTTTGTTCTGTTGTTGATACACTATTTGCAGTGCCTCCTAAAGCTGTTGTATTTATTTTAAAAGTTGCTGTGCAAGTTCCTGTTGTGCTTATTGTTGTGGTTTCAGTTATAGTGCCAGCATAAGGTGCTTTTACAATTAGTTTGTAGTCTTGGTCTGCTGGTGCTGGTATTAATCCTGAAATAAAATCTGTGATTGCATCTGTATTCATTACAGCACCTGCCGCGGCTACATTTGTTGCATCTGTTACATCTGCTCCTGATTCAATACCATCTAGTTTTGTTTTATCACCATCTACAAATTGACCTTCTGCTGGCTTTGGTTGTAATCCTGACAAATCTTGATCGCCTGTGTTAGTGCCTGAAATAGCATCTAATTTAGCTTCTTGTGCGTCTGTCATAAAACGCTTATTTGTACTGTCTGTTTGGTTAGCTGTGGTGTCTATTCCTAAGTTTGTTCTTGAAGTTGCTGCGTTTGCTACATCGCTTAAATTGTTTGCTGCTAAAAGATCGCCACCACCAGGAATACTTTGCCAACTACAAGTTCCATCACCATCTTCTCTTAAAAATTTAGTACCACCAACTTCACCTGTTGATAATACTGATGTACCTTCTGGTGATGTGCTGGTGTTTTGTGTTAATGCAAATTCAAGCCTATCATTTACACTTAAATCTGCCAATAGTATTGCGCCTGCTGTGATTGCTATTCTGTAATAGTCTGTGTTTACAGTGGTCCAATCACCTGCTTCTATACTTGCTTTTTGTAAAACACCTGTTGTGATGTTATAAAATTGGATGTTACAAGCTGTGTTGTAAAAATTTGCTAATGCATCTGTATATACACTATTAAATAAAATTCCTGTTACATTTACACCACTGTACTCAAAAGATATTTTTGTGTTATCTACTGTTGTTAATGGTGATGCATCATCTTGTAAGGCTTCTATTAAAAAGGTTTTGTAGGCTGCAGGGTTTATAAGGTCTGAGCTTTCGCCTGGTGTTAATAATCTATAATCTGTATGATCACCAACGGTTGTGCCTAAGTACTCAAAGTGTCTGGCCTCTGCGGTTGATACGTCTGGATGTGCAGATGCATCTAATACATATTGTATTTTACCTACGCTTTGGTTGCCTTGGTCTGCATACATTGCAGCCATATCAAAATATGGTGAATTTTCAACCTCACTTGCAATACTACTAATAAGGTTATCTAAGTACAGAAAGTTAGCGTTTATTTTTGCGCCTGCTGCACGTGCATTATCACCTGTACCATTATCTGCTGCTGTGCCAATATTTATATTTTGTATTGCCATTGTTATGTTGTTTCGTCAAATGTTCTTGTTGTACTATCAAATGTTATCACTGTACTATCAAATGTAAAAGCAGGTGTTTGGTTTGGTGGTGTGCCAATATTAACATCTGTTGATGCTTTACCTAAACCAATTCTGTATTTAATATCATTTGGCATACTATTGTGTGGTTTCTGATTTTATTAATGAATACTCACTCTCGTTTATATTTAAGTATGACTTACATCTAAAATCATAACTTGTTAAAGTTGTTAAACCATTAACTGTGTATGTGTTTACGTTATACGCCATATTACCATGCACTGTCCAATCATCTGCACCTGATAAACTATACTCTATTGCTGTATATCCTGGTGATATTAATACTGCAGATGTGGTTATGTTTAAATCTACTTCTGTTGCTGATGCTGCTACTGCAGATGTTATAATTGGTTTGCTTAAAATAAGCTCATAAGCATCATAAGCATATACTGTAATTGGTAAGCCTGATAACACTGAGCTACCATACACATCTGTTGCGCTTAATATCTCACACTTTGTGTTTACTGATCCTGGTGTAATAGATTCTATTTGAAAATTAATAACATCTGTACTTACCATATTAAAACTTACAACCTCACTATGCGGAACTGCTGAACCACGACTGTAAATAATTGTACCGTTTTTTTCTATTCTATTGTATGGTTGGCTTGCTGGCGTGCCTAGTGCTGTACATGGATCGCCTAAATAATCACCTGCATCTGTGTTGCTATTGTTTACAATTTGAAATACTGTAAATTTTACAGTAATATTAATTGTCATACCTGATGCTAGTGCTGGTGTTGTTGCTATTGCAAAAACTTTACGTCTTATTTGGTAAGAACCTAAACCAGAACCATAATTTGTATCTGTAACACATGATAGTGTATTGGTAATGGTGTACTCATTTATTCTATATACATTTACAGTATCACTTGCTGTTGCACCATCATTATCTGTTACTGTTATTTTGTAGGTGTAAAAATCACCGTTTAAACTTGTTACTGATGTATCTTCTGATAATGGTGATACTATTATACCATCTGCATCACCAACTGTACGTTCCCAAAAATAAGAGGCTATAAACCCATCTGGATCATAAGCTTCTGCATCAAAAAACACAGATGTAGTTGCTTGGTCTATGTATTTATCTGGTCCTGCATCAACTATTGGTGGTAAATTTTCGGTTAAAATACCTGCGTAAACACCTTTAATTACTACAACATCTGTTGTGCCATCGTCTATATTCCATGAGCAATTTGTTATAAAATAGTTTTGTAAACCTTTATACGGAAAAGATAAGATGTCGTTAAATTTTACTGACTGTTCTACAGTCATATCTATTTTGTAGTGTGGCACTTGAAATAGGCGTTGGTAAATATCACAAGCTACTTTTGGGTAACGGTTTTTTTCTATAGCATACACTGCATCTGTCCATTGTTGCCAATGTGCTCTGCTTGTGGTTACATCGTTTATTTTATAAACCCTTACATCAAAGCTGCCAGATGTATAGGCTGCATCTGTAAGCACCACCATTTCTTCACCATCGTTATAATTATACACCACCTCTAAATTTTCAAGTAAGGTTGCTGAATAGTACACTGTGGTAATATTATCTGCTATTAAGTTTGCACCTGCTAATGACACTACACTATAGTATTGGCCATTAAAAGATGAACCATATAATATTGGTATTGAAATAGTATTGTAGGTTGTATCTGCAGTACGTAGTTTTGCTAGTAAAAATGCTTTTGAAAAACCTGATGCATCATCTGCAAAGGTTAGTTCTTTTTCTTTTTTTATTGTGTAATCTTCTGATACAATATCTTGGCACACAAATTCATCAGAAAACCCAACGCGCTTTAGTTCTAGTTTTTCAATAAAGTATTTTACTATATGTGGTGTTTGTGGTGATGGAAATATTGCAAATGTGCCATCTGAGTATGGCTGATAAATACGTACATCTAATAAACCTGCTTCTTGCGCTAATACATCAAACTCTAAAGTGTATCTGTTTTGATACTCATTATTATCAAAACCTATTATAAAATCTGTAAGCAAATCACTGTTTAAATAGATTTCTATTTTTGTTTCATTCTGAAAATACGCGTTTGTAGATGGTGCATATACTGGTGATTTATCTGGTGATAACACAATATTAAAACTCATTTTATCACCTTCTGAAACATATAGTTTTTGCTTTAAATCTATGTATTTTGTAAGGTCTAAGTCCTCAATAGTTTCACCAAATATGGTTGGTAATTGTACTTTATATTCTGCTGCTGTTGCTGTGGCATAATAATCACCATTACCATTCCAGTGGGTTGCGTAAATATTACCTACAACTCCTGTTGTTATGGCCCAACCATCATTTTCCTCAATAGCAATACTGCTTGGTAGTTCATGTGGTAACCTTTCGTGTTTTACATACACCTCACCATAAGGTGGTATAATAGTTATTAATGGTGTTACTAAGGCTGCAGCTTCTTTTAATAGTTTTGTATGTGTTACAGTTTCTACATAATTACCTAAATAATCATAATGCTTATAATCTACTACCAATAAATGGCGTTTGTTTATACCATCTACATACCAAACATCATCTGCTTGGTACACACAACACAACATATCTTGCATTAGTGTTTCAAGTATTTTGTAGGCATCTTGTTTTTTGTTTTTATCTACAAAATGAAGTGTATCTATATAAATATTATGGTAGTCTTTTTCTATATAGTTTTCTATTGCTGGATAAAAGTATAGTGGTAATTGCAAGCCAGTTTTTAATAAGCACTCTGATATAATTTGTATTACAGATTTCTCGTCTGTATAAAAACTATCTGGTAAGTACTTGCCTTTTAATCTACCTAAACCATCTGCTGCTTCAAAACCTATAGATAGTACACCATTATTGTATGGTTCTGTGTATTGTTCTGGTAATAAAAAGCCTGTCCAGATAGTTACATCATCTGCTGTGCTTTCACTGTCTGTGTCGTGATATAAACGCACTTTAAAGCGTGTTTCGTTGCCTGTAAATAAAGAATCAAACCTACCATCTGTGTAGTTTTCATCTAACATTGTAAATGATAATGAGCTTCCTATTATGTAAATCTCATCTTTTTCATCAGATCCTTTCCAGGTTAGTACAATAGATTTTGCTTCGGCTAATTCATTACTAATTACCAAATCATCATTTTCTGTATCTATTATGTCTATTGTATAACTCATTAACCAAGCCTTTTTTGCTTTTTATCTGACCTATCTAATACTACACGTAGTTTGTCACCTGCTATTTCAACTGCTCCACCTACGCTTATATCTGCTAATTGTGGCGCAGGATTTATTAAACTATATAATTTTCTTTGCTGATCTCTATTAAATATGGCTTCACCACTATTTACACGTGCAAACAGCTTATCGCCATAATATGATGAACCACCAACAACACCACCATTTGCAAACGAGCCTGCAAAACCACTTGAAAATAAATTTTTAACTACTGAGCTTAATGCAATTAATGCTGCACCTGCAGCAATTGATGCTACTGGATTTGCAAATACTTTTTTAAAAGCCACACTTGCAAGACCTGCTTGTATCATTGCCTTACCTAAACCTGATATAAACTGTGCCACAATACCCATTAAGCCTTGAAATAAACCTGCTAAGTTTGCGCCACCAGAAAATAAACTACCTAACAAATCGCCAAAACTTGCCACTATAGAGCCAATACCTTCTTGTATAGATGCTGATAATTGCTCACTAAAATCAAAAGCTGATTGATTTATATTTGTGAATACTTGTTTTATTAACAACTCATCTTCTTGAAGCTGTGGTAATAAATTACCTAAAGGGTTTACAATACCTTCTGCTTCTACACCTGCGTTTACGCTTGTTAATTCTGGCCTGCTTACACCAGCACCACCAGATTGTGTTGCGCTTTGTAAACCAGTTACCACACCTTTTGATGTGGCTTTAGCCACTTCATCTGTAATAGCTGTGGCATCTATGTTCTCGCCAAGGAATTTTATTTTTTTACGTGAGGTTACAGCATCTATACCATCATTAGTTACTGTTTTTATGCCATCTATTAGGTTGTTCCAATCTTTACCTAAATTGGTGGTCATGTCTTTAAAATTACTAACACCTTCCTTGCCTGCTTCTTTTATAATGGCTGGAATTGCACCAAGGTTGCCTGTAAATACAGCTTTAATAATTTTACCAATGGTTTTAAAGCCTGTTACAAAATTGTCTATAAAACCACCTATAATACTTTTAAGGCCTTCAAATACAAATTTGCCAATTTCCCAAAGGGTTTTAAAGGTTGCTACTACTGCTTCAACTGCTACACGAAATACTGTGCTTTCATTGTATAGGTCTATAAAATAGTTGGCAATATCAATTAATGTTTTTTTAATTGGTTGCCAGTTTTTGTAAATGATAACACCAATTGCTGTAAGTCCTGCAGCTATTAAACCAATTGGACCTGTAAGTATAGTAAAGCCTGTTAATATTGCTGGTAATATTGTGCCTGCTAATGCTAATAATGGACCAACTGCTGCTGCAATACCACCTAAAATAACAATCCATTTTTTTGTGGTTGGTGATAGTTCTTGAAAACGCTGTATAATACCATTAAGCTTATCAAATAATGGTGTTATGTATGTTATGATTATGTTTCCAATGGATGCAAAAGCTTGTGCAATATTATCTCTTAAAGTAGATAAACGACCTTTAAATGTATCTGCCTGGCGTTGTATGCTACCAGCAAAATTAACATTACCAATACCTTGTAAATATTCTGATATTTGTGCTGCGTTTTTCTCAACTGTAGTAGTAACACCTTGAAAGGTAAATGATACTTGATCACCTTGTGATTTGGCTTTGATACCAAATTCTTTTAAACGCTCAAATTCACCTACTGATGCATCTGCTACAGCCTCAATCATTTGGTCTAAGCTTTTACCTAATGCTGATGCTGTATTACCATAAGATGTTAATGCAGATATTGATGGATCTAAACCAAGGTTTTTAAGTTTTATAAAGGCTGTGGCTACTTCGTCAAGTTGAAAAGGTGTTGTGGCTGCAAACTCTTTTATTTCGTCAAAAGCTTTATTTGATGCGTTTGAATCACCTTGAAAAACAGTATCTAGTGAGGTTTTAAGGGTTTCCATATCTGCAGCAGCTTTTACAGCTAAAGCACCAATACCAAGCAATGGTGCTGTAACGCTTACAGATAGGTTTGAACCTATGTTTTGCAACTGTTTACCCGTTTTATTAAGGCTACGTTGCACATTTTGCATTTGTGAGCTAAACCCTTTTAAATCAGCATTGAACCTAATATTTATAGATGATAATGATGCCATTTATTTATCTGAGTTTTTTTGTTGTTTATCTATGTTATCAAATTGCGCCTTCATTTGCTCACGTGTAAGGCGTGGTTTACGTGCTGTTTGTTGTGGTGTTTCCCAAGGAAACTTAAACTCTACTGTTTTACCTTTTTTAACATGTGGTTGCAATACTGCGTACATGATTTGCCTTGTTTGCTCCCAGTGTGTTTTAAAGGTTGCTTCTTCACGGTTGCGATAACCTGTTACTATGTTGTTAAATTCTCTTGGTGTAAGGCTATAGAAATACTCTATTTGTAAACCTATTTCACCACATGCTAAGGTTTCCAGATCATCAAAGGTTATTTCCTTTTTTTCTGACCTGGTTTCTGCTTTCCCTCGCTGGTTTCTTTTGGAAAAGAATCTGCAAAGGCAAGCATTACATTGGTTAGCTTATCTGGTTGCTGCAATACTGCATCAACTATTTCATCAACTGTTAGTTCTGGTGTTTCGCCTTCTTGATACGCTATTGCAGCGTGTACCAGATTGCCTAAAAAATTTAATTGATCAAAGGTTAAATCTGTTGCTTGGTCTGAAAAATTAAGCGATGCTATAAAATCACCTAAACCACTATAGGATGGTATAGAGTAAACGTCTGCTAAGCGTCTGTTTACTCCATACCCAAACTTTAGTTTATAGGTTTTTGTGCCTAATTTAATGGTGGTTGATTGTGCCATGCTAAATTAGTTTTATGCGTTTTGTGCTATTGTTAGATCACCTGTACCACGTAATGTGTATTCTGCTGTTGAGTATTCTTCATTTACTGCAGATACTGAAAAGCTTTCTATATACACTGTACCTGAAAAAATAACATCGCCTGATGTACCTGTTGTAAAGGTTACTGCGTGTGATGTTTTTGCTTTCCACTTAGAGGTTAGTGTATATAAATCTTCTTGTGTTGTACCATCGTTATCTAATAATGATGTACTGCATGAAATTGAGTACGATTGTGAGCCTGCTGATACTATTTTTCCTGATGTATCTTTACTTGCTACTTCTTTAAAGTCTGTTGATGCTTCAATAGACGCATCTACTTCGTGAAAAATTTCTTTTGCACCTACTGTTAAACGCATTGTTGCTCCTTGATAATAAGCCATGATTGTTATTTTTTAATGTTAAAAATTTGTGTTATGTAAAATTCGTTTTGATCGTTAAATGCTGGTTCGCCACTTATAAATAAATACTTATCTGTGGCTGCTAATATTGCTGTTGTTACTTGGTCTGCTATTGCTATTGCGCTGTTGTATGTTGGTGCAAATGAGTTTATGATTATTTGGTAATTAAATGCGCCATCTTTACTTGGGTTGCCTTCATACTTTGCGTAATAGGTTACAAAGGCATCACCCTCTTCTGCATCTGCAAATAATGGATATATACTATCTGAGCCATTACTTAATAATGCGGTTAGGCCTGCTGCTGCTGCTAGGTCTGCATAGATTAAATTGGATATGGTTTGATAGGTTGCCATTTGTTTTGATAATTAAAGGTAATTCTCACTACTTCGTAATTCGTAATACCTTACTATTTTGATAGACGCGCTATTTGCTTGTCTAAATATTTTTTTACTTTATCTTCTGCGTCTGCGGTTACTTTGCCTTTGGTCTGGTTGTATGCACGATCCATAAATGGATTTGGTGATTGTTTTACTGTACCACCATGCACAAATGCTCCATACCAACCATCATTTTTACGTCCTTTACTGCGTGGTCCTACATACAATACTGCGTTTACTTTTGCATTACCACGTTTACCTGTTATTTTACCTATGGATTTTTTAAGGTTACCTGGTTGTATTACCTTGTAAGTACGCTTACCTGCTTGCACGTGTGGCTTCTTACTTTTTGGTGCTTGTGTACGTGCTGCTTTTACTGTTGGGTTTGCTACCTGACCAAGAATTTTAAGAACTTCGCGACGTTTTACTTTATCGTCTAATTTTTGTATTTGCGTTTGTAACCTATCAAAACCTTCTATTTCTATTAATGATTTTGCCATTACTCACGCTTACTACATTTTAGTGTGATATACTCTTTACGACCTTGATAGCTTACTGAGTGTATGTTATACACTTCGCCATCATGATCTATAAACATATCTGTTATTTGTTTTACTACTAATGCTGGATCGTAACGTATAATGTACTTTCTAACATTTAGTGCTATTATTTTACCATCTACATCTTCATTACCTGTTACATCTTCTACCTTGGACCATACTGTATTAAATAGGGTTGGCGTTACTGTTTTTTCGCCTGTGGTTGATGTGACGCGTACATTTTCTTTGATGCTTATGCGTGTATCTAGTTGCCCTATGTAAGTGTTGGTATTCAATTTTTTTACCTTGGTTTTTGGTAGTATTTATATGGTTCTAATTTGCGCCTTGATGCTGTAAAGTTTTTCACTTCACGATCACCACGAAAATCATAATTGTCTGTTACTAATAGTTTTATGGCTTGTAAAATGCCTTTTGGCACTTCGCCATCTGCATAACCAACGGTTACTGTAATGGTTACTGCGTTGTTTATGTTTTCTTTAAGGGTTGGTAAATTGTCAAAGTCTGTAAAGTGTATTACCTGTGCATAATCATCTATAGCTAACAGCTCTAAATAATCTGCTACAACTAAGACTTGTGTAGTACCATCTGGATCTATGTATGATAAAGTATCTACGCTTTGTAAATACTGTTTAAAGAACTCAAAATCCTGTTGCCAGGTTGTAAAATTGATGGTGTACTTGCGTTCACGTATGTTTATATTGGTGTACTGCTCTGCTTCATCAATTGCGGCTTCTATACATTCTGTAATTAGGGTATCATCATAGGTGCCTAAATCTTCCATTTTTAACTGCTTTTTTGCAGTTTCAAGGCTTAGTACTTCTGGTGATGTGTGTGTAATTGGTGTATAATAAGCACTCATAATTTTTTAGTTTATATAGGTTGCGTAATCTGCAGCGACTAGCTCGTCACATTTTGTCTGGCCTAATACCTGAACATCTACTACATTGCCTTCGCTATAACCAAGGTTAAACCTTCCTGTAGGTGATTTTGTAAACTTGATTTGCTTTACTTGTTTTGGTGCTGCTTTTTTTGTTGTTTTCTTTGCCATGTTTGTTTTTTTAAAAAAAGGCTGTTGCTTTCACCTAACAGCCTTTTTTAACTAACTACTAAATAAATACTAAACAATAAAGTCTTTACTTACACTAAAGGCTTCTGGATGACGTAACAAGATGTCTAAGAACTTGTTTACTGTTACTTCGATGTTACCAGATTTCTTTTGTGTAATGTTATCTACTACCATATCTGTTACTCCCCATTCACCAATGAATACATTGGCAAAATCGCCAAATATTGCTGCGTGAAGGTCTGTACCTGATCCTTTTGTAAGGTTGCTTGGCACTAATGTTGATGCTGTAGCGTTGTAACCGTTAATGGTGTTATCTGTTCCCATTAGGTAATAAGCGTTGTTTGCTGTGTGTGCTGTAGTTTTAAGTAAACCTTTTAATCCTGGTGTGATTAAGTAATTAAGGTTACCACCTGCTGCGTTTGCTGCAAATACTGCTGTTTCCATAGCAACTAACTGCGCCCAAGATGGTGCAATACCATTTGTAGCACCTGTTAATACATCTACTGAGCTGTTGTTTAAGATACCTTCTGGTTGTCCTGATGTACCTGAACCGTTAATAACTGCTGTGTCAATTGCACGTTCTACTGCACCACGAATATCATTTGCTGTGATCATTTCTAAATCTGGTGTAGATTGTAGCATGTTTTGTAATGATACTACTACTGTTGCGCTTAAACGCTTTGGTGTCATTGTTTTACGACCATAAGCATTTTTAGTTGCTGCTACTGTTGCAATTTCTGTTTCCCAAGTTGCTGTAATACCACCACCATTTGTTGGGAATACTGCATCACCTGTTAAACCTCTTAGGTATCTTGCGCCTAAACCTGCTACTACTGGATTTGGGTTTAAGGCCTCGATTATACCTGCGTACTGATCTACTACTAAGTTTGCACCATAAGCACCAGAATCTTGTGATACTGTTTGGCCTGCTGCTCTTTTTTGGTTTACACCATTTGGCACTGCTACACCTTGAATGTTTACACCTTTTGGTAGGTTGTTACGCATTTCTTGGTCGTACTCTGCTTCTATACCATCAAGTTTACCGTTTGGTAATTGTGAGCGTAAGGCTTTATGTAAAGAGTAGGCTTTGATCATTTCTCTTTTTTCTTTTTCTTCTGATTTACCTACTACTTGGCCTGCTGCTGCTGCTGCTCTTTTTTCGTTTGCTTCAATTTGCTCTGCTCTTTTAATTTGAGGTTCAAAGGCATCAATACGTGCTTGCAAATCGTCAAATGTTGTAGCTTCTGCTTCTGCTAAACTTCTGTTTTCTGTTTTTGCAGTTTGTACTAAAGAATCTTGCTCTGTGATTAATGAAGCACGTTCTTCTTTTAATTGTTTACTTGTTTTCATTGTTAAACTTTGTTTTTATTAATTATTACTTGCGCTTCATGCACAGTTTTTGTTCGTGATTGATTGATTATTTCTGGTGTGTTTACTTCTATTTGGTTTGTGGTTACTTCGCCACGTAGTTCTTTAATAGTTGAAGCGTTACGTTTAAAGGCTTCTGGGTTTGATCCTGCAGACACTATGGACCACTCTACAAGTTCTTGGCTTGTGAAGTATAGCGTGTTTACATCTTCATCTAACTTATCATCGCCTAAGCGTGCTTGGTTTACTTTTGCGCCTACGCTTGCCATTTTTAGTGTGCCTGCTTTTACTTTTTGATAAATTTTTTCGGCTTTTGGGTTGATGTCTGCTGCTTCAAATGTGACGCGACCTACTAACTGATCGCCATCAAAAAAGACTTCTGATGTGCCAATAATATCATCTGGATCGTTTGAATCTGATCTGTGTTGATAGCACACTATTGGGTTTGATGTGTAGCGGTTAAGATCCCAACCTTCTTTTTTAAAGATTGTACCATGCGCATCTTTTGCTTCGGTTGATATTACAAATTCTGCTTGTCTGTTTTCAAGCAAATCTGCTGTGGTATTTCGCACAAATGCGCTGCGTGTTACTATTCTATTTTTCATTTTGTGCTTTTGTTTGTGATTCTGTTAATTTTAGCTTTGCTTCTACTTGCTCTAAGGTTTGAAGGTTGGCTGGTATTAGTGGTTGGTCTAAACCTTCTTTTGGGTTTAGGTCCATTAAAGCACGTATTTCGTTTGGTGTGAGTATGCCTGAGTACACTTGTTTCATCCAGGCGTCTGATTGTGCTACTTTGTCTGCGCTTAGTAAAGCTGCTGTGTTAAACTTAGTGTAGTAACCTGCTGCTTTTTCGCGGTCTGTAAACAGTTTTGAATCATACTCTTGCTGGCGTTTTACTACGTGTGGCATTAGTGAATCTGCTACGTGTTCGCGCTCTAATGATTCTGATATTGCGTTGTTGGTATCTTTGAGGTGCTTTAATTTTACTGGGTTGATGTTTAGCCAGCGCGCTATTTCGTTTATACCATGTTCACTTGATAATAAGAATTGTGCTTCTTGTGGTGTGATTTTAAGATGCTCAAACTTACTGGCTTCATCTATTACTGGTACAACCCATTTTGCTTTTGTGCCAAACATTGCAGATAAGGCTTCACTGTAGCGTGTTTTTGCATCGTCTTTCATGCTTTTTGTGGTGGTTAGCACTCCTGTGCCTACACCTTTACCATCATAGTACTCTTGTGCAAATTGCTGTGATGCTAGTGATACACCTAATGATTGTGCTGCGTGTGTTATTACACCAACTCCTGTTATACCATTGGTTGAAAAGCCTGTAAAATGCAACACATCTGCTGCGTCATACACTACATCATCAAACTTGTAAAATAGTTTATTGTTAAATTTATAGACTTCGACTTTTATTTTTTCTTGGTCTATGTACTGCAGTGCTGTTGGTGCTGCTGTTAAAGGGTTGCGCTCTATTATTGCATAGCCATTACCACGTAGTATTGCATCTGCTTGTGTGGCAAAGTCGAACTGAAAGGCGTTCATGTACTGATTTGGCTTTTTTGCTATAAGGTATTTTATTGGATGGCTGGATTGTTCTGTACGACTTTTGCCATCTGCAGATTTTTGGTAAACGCTTTTAGGTAGTTTTGCAATATCATTGCAAATAATGTTTACACCATTGTAAAATGCTGATAGTGTAAGTGCTGAGTTTTGATTTACGTTTACTGTGGTTGAGGAAAGGCCAAATGCAGTAAGTAAGGCGTTTAGGCCTGAATACTTACTGCCTGCATTGTTAATTGAGCGTAGGTTTAAGGTTGTACCTTGTATTGCTTCTGCTATCATTTGGTGTATTAATACACACAAATTTGCAGCTTAATTTAGGTTGTGTTATGTATAATTTTTGCGTTTGTTATTTAAGTATTGCTTTAAACACTGCAAAGCCTATAAAGGCTTGTATTGCTATAAATATATAAATTATTGCTTGGCGTATTACTTGCGCTTTTACTATTTGCAAATCTAGTAATAGCGAGGTTAAAAACATTAGTGATAGTGTTGTGATAATGGTTAGTAAAAGTTTTAGGTCTTTATTCATCGTTTATTTTTTTGTAAGTGATAGCGTAATGCGTTACGGAATGAGTTATAATCTTCGTATTTGTACTGATCAAAGATTTTGTAGTGTAATAGGTTTACTGCGTTGAAACAATCTGTTTGTGTTGTAAAGTGTGGTAATAACTCAAAGTAATAGAGGTAAAACCCTTTTGCAGTGCCTAGTTTTTGTGCTAATACATATTTTTGTGCGTGTGTTAGTTGATTGAAATTTGGTTGCATGTGTTGTGGTTTAACTTTCTTTTAATATTTGTTTGTAGGCATAAATTAGGTATGCGTTTTCGCTTTTATAGTTTTCAAAGTTTTGTATGGTTCTTAAAGAAACTCCAGTTTTATATGCCATGTGCTGCTGGCTGATACGTAAATTATTGCGTCTAAACACCAGGCTTTGTACGTTGTGGCAGAATAATGCTGCGTAATTTGTTTTAAGTATTTGATTATCAATTGTTTTCATGTGTATTTATTTTCGTTGTTTTATTAGTAGTTGTAAAACATTAAAACGATTTTACAACACGGTATATAGTTAATGCCTAATTCTGTGGTTAATTTAATCGTTTGTGCTTGTTTACCTATAATTAAAATATTTTTTTGCCAACGCTATTTTGGTTCGTACCTCACCAATTAGGTTAAAAAAGTGTAGGTTCTTTTAAAATTTTCTGCACTCGTTTATTTGCCATTTCAGCGTGTTTAGGTGTTATTTCATATCCTATAAAATTACGTTTCTCTTTTACGCTCATAGCACATTCAGTACCACTTCCAGCAAAAGGCACAACCACTAAGTCATTTTCACGAGAGCAAGTAAGTATTAACGCTCTTGTTAGTTTTTCAGGTTTTATTGTATCGTGTTCATATTCATTTTGAGTATTAGTATTAAATTGCAAAACCTCGTTTAAATTAAAAGTATTGCTAAATGGTCTGCGTAGTTCTTCGTATTCAGCACGTAGTTCTTCGTATTCCTTTGTTAAATAAGGTTTGCACCACGCTTGTAATTTTTGGTACATTTCTTTTGTTAGCATTGTTGGTTCTGATTTATCTAAACTTAAACAAGCAGAAGCAACACCGCCACCATTTGTTGCAGTTCCTAACGCTTCATTAACTTGCTTTAACACTATTTTACCTTTTGCTTTTATTATTTCAGCACGTATGTAATCACGTATATAAAAAACACATTCAGTTAGGTTTATTTTATCCTTTGCATACATTAAAACACATT